CACCTGGAATTTTACTATTTAATTCCATCAATACTTGAGATACATTAGTACCAGTAAAACCAGTAGTATCTTTACTTAATTTGATTTGAGTATCTAATGATTCTGGATATAATTCATCATAATCAGAATCATTCTTTTGTTTCATAGTAATATTATATTTAGACATTATCATTAGCCTCCTTTAGGGAAGTAACAATAATGCCCCCCCCAGTTTTAAGTTTTGTGTAAAACAATTAAAATTTAATTTATTAAATTTCATAATAACACCTTTTAGAAAAATATTTGTTCTTTAACTGCTAAAAACAATAAAATTATAAGCAATATAATTTGTAATACAACTTCACGTATCATTTAATTGCTTTTCCCTGTAATTAGTTCAGAATATGGCAAACTTTCAATCCATTCACAAAATTCTTTCCATTCATCTAATTTATGCCCTTTACGAGATTTATAAATATTAGCTAAAACCTCATAATTTAACATAACTGTACGTTTTTGATTATAGGAGCATGGAAGTAATTGAAGAATAGAATACCAATAATGTTTATCTTTAGTTTCAAGATAATAATTTCGTAATTGATTAAGATTATCCACTAAAGATTTCACTTTATCAGAACCAAAGAACGCTTCTGATTTGTTACAAATTAAATGTTCAAAACTAAAATCAGATATCTCAAATGGTTTATAAGTTAGTCGGTGCATTTTACTTGTAGAGTTTGAAACTGTTCCAACTTTGTATGTATCAAATTCAGTAAGCCAATACATAGGAGCCGTAATATCTACATAAACCACAATCATTCGCATAAATTTACGATGATCTGTTCCAGCCCTGCTTAAACGCATCATTAAATCAAAATCATTTGATCCGAGACCAGGGTATTTTGAATTAAATGTAAATTCGCTATCGCTTCTATCCCAACTGTTCAATGGGTTTCTGGTTCCCATAATTATTGAAAGCCATTGTTCAGAAGAAGGAAGCACCACATTTTCAAATTTAATCATTACTTAATTCTCTTTCATATTTACGATTATTCATAAACTCGATAAATGCTTGATGACAATCAGGGCAAATATCAAAGTAACTCATTTTATAATTATCAAGAAAAAGACAGATACTATTCCATCTTTGATCCTCTATTGAGTTATAAATCTCATATAACTTTCCACAAAAATCACATTTCTTTGCATCCATAATAAATTTTTCAAATAAAAATTATCTTGTCTTCTGGAGGGGCCCAATTAAAATAAAGACCCTTTTCCTCATGCACAGATATAATTTCTTCTTTCCCACAACTTTTACATTTTGCTATTACCAAAGTTTTATGATAATTTTCTATAATAGTCCAATTATGGCCATTAACAAAACAATAATATCCCGTTAAATCTTTTTTCATTTTAATTATTCAATTACAGTATCCCAGTTAAAATCTTTGATAATTTCATAATCTTTTGGTTCTGCACCTAATGATAATAAATAATGTTTTAATTTATTATAATGAGTCCTGCAAGATTGAACATGGTCATCCATAGACTGTTTTAATTCCAATACAGTCTGTGTATCAATTTCACTTTCCATTTCATTATTCGCATGATAAGTAATAGCATTATCAACAGATAAAGTATTAACAGGAGAAGTAATTTTTTGATACATATTATTAATATTAATTTGATCTGCTAAAGACAAAGAATATTGCTTTCCATTATATTCAATACCAGAAATAATCTTTCTTTCACACTCATTGCTAAGTTCTTGAATAAGTTTTTCTGTTTTTACGAACATAAAACTTCCATCTGCTTTTTTCTTACGACCCTTTGAATCTTTTTGCATTTCAAACTCTTCTTCGGTCATTTCTTCTGCACCTTCTGGAATTCTGGATAAATTATCAATCATTCCCATTTGACCAGGGTGCCCATTTTCATCTCTAATACACCAATAATACATTTAATTGCTCCTTTTTAATGCTACAATATTTAATCCCCATAAACTATAATTATTATCACTACCTGATTGTAAACCAAAATAGCATGTGATATTATTATTATCAATATTACCTATCATCCATCTGGTACGCAAATAACCTGATGTTGCATTAGTAGAAAATTGACAACTATAATCTTTTGATAATATATTACTACTTGAATTATGATAACTGATTAATCCATCAATCTGTGCTATTTGTGAAGGACTATAATCAACTCCATAAAATTCTTCTATTACTCCCCAAGCTGTATAATCTAAAGTTGAGAATGTGGCTCCAGCATAATTTTCATTTATTTTAAAATTATTGAAATCATATCCAAAGCCTATTCCATATTTTTTGTTATTTAATGTACTATATATTTTATCTATATCAGGGCCTATAAAAAAAACGCCAGTTTCAAAATCACCTTTGGTTTTTTTAAATGGAGTATTAGAATTTCCTACCCATAATATATATAAATCTGCATCGTCTGTTGGAGCCGATGTCCATGGAATTTCAACTTTATTTACTACATTAGCAGTCATACTTTCATTATTTCTATAATTTTCTAAATAGCCTATAATCTTATAAGAAGAACCTGCCATACCACCTGGAATTTTACTATTTAATTCCATCAATACTTGAGATACATTAGTACCAGTAAAACCAGTAGTATCTTTACTTAATTTGATTTGAGTATCTAATG